AGCTCGCCGATGCCACGCTGATGGCGGCGATCGTGCAGACGCTGTTCGCGGTGACGATCACCTCCGATGAGCCGACTGAACAGGTTCTGACGGGCCTGCTGACGCCGCAAGAGCAGGCGCGGATGCTGTCGCAGGGGATCTCGCCGATGGAGGCCTACATCGAGATGGTCGCGGGCTACTACGATGCGAGCACCCTCGATGTCGGCATCAATGGGCGGCTCGCGCATCTCTTCCCCGGTCAGGAGCTGAAGTTCCACAGCGACAACCATCCCTTCTCGACCTACAAGGATTTCTCCCTGCATCTGTTGCGCGAGCTCGCGCGATGCTTGGGCCTCACCTACGAAAGTGCGACGGGCGACAACGTCGGGGCGACCTACAGCTCGCTGCAGGCCGCGACGGCGGAAATCTTCGCGATCACCAAGGCGCGCCGGCAGAACATCGTCGCGCCCTTCTGTCAGCCGGTCTACGAGGCCTGGCTCGAAGAAGAGATCGAAACCGGCGGCATTGCGTTTCCGGGCGGGATCGAGGGGTTTCTGGCCAACCGAACGGCTGCCGCGCGGGCGGAATGGCGGGGCGCGCCGCGCCCCCATGCCGATGATCTGAAGAAGGCCAAGGCCCACGAGGTCTGGAAACGACTCGGCGTCCTCTCCGATGCGATGATCTGCAACGACCTCGGAGCCGATGTCGATGACGTCTACCAGCAGCTCGCCGCCGAACGGGCGCTGCGTGCGGAGTACGGCCTACCCGAGCCGATGATGATGGGCGCCGCCGGTGGTGGGCCGCAAGCTTCCGAGCCTGATCTCGATGCTGTGGAGACGCTGTGATGGCGCTCGTGATCGATGAAACAGACCCGTGCGCAGCCGCGACCGCGCTGCGTGCGGTTTATCTGAACATCGTCTCCGGCAGCGCTGCGCAGACCGTGATGTTCAAGTCGGGCGGCAGCGGTGTCGAACGCAGCGTCGTCTACCACAAGGCCGACCCCGGTCGGCTTCTGACGGTCATCCGCGCGTTCGAAGACAAGTGCGCGATGGCCAGCGGCGGACGCCCGCGGCGCTACGCACTATGCGCGGGAGGGGTTTGATGTCGGACAGCATCGACATCGCGCCGGTGAAGCCCGGCGCGATCCTCTACCAAATTGCTGACCGGTTCTTGAACCGGCCGCTGCTGCTTCACCCGACCAAGGCCGAGGTCATCTGGCACGTGCTGCACGGGCGGCTTCCCGTCGACGGCGCACTTGCCGGGCCGCTGCCGGCGGACGCGAACCGGTTTCTCGGCCGGAACAGCCGCGAGGATGGCAGCTACCGCATGGTGCGCGTCCAGAACGGCGTCGGCATCCTCCCGATCGTCGGCAGCCTGGTAAACCGTGGCGCGTGGATCGGCACGAGCAGCGGGCTCGTTTCCTACGAGGGAATCGGGGCGATGTTGCGTGATGCAGAGGCGGACCCGGAGATCCATTCGGTTCTGCTCGACATCGACAGCCCCGGCGGCGAGGCCACCGGAATGTTCTCTGTCGCCGAGCAGATCCGCCAGCTGTCAGCAAAGAAGCCGGTGACAGCGTTCGTCAACGACATGGCGGCCTCGGCAGCCTACGGGCTTGCGAGTGCCGCCGGTGAGATCGTGGTCTCGCCGACCTCCATGGTCGGCAGCATCGGCGTCGTCCTGACCCATCTCGATCGCTCGACCGAGATGGCACAGCGCGGCCTGAAGGCGACGCTGATCTATGCCGGCGCCCACAAGGTCGACGGCAATCCCTACGGCCCGTTACCGGCAGCGGTTCACGCGGATCTCCAGGCCGAGGTGTCGAAGATCTACGACCAGTTCGTTGGTCTGGTCGCCCGCGGCCGCCACGCGTTGTCGCTTGCCGACATTCGCGCCACCGAAGCTCGCACCTTCATTGGACAGGATGCCATCGCGCGCGGTCTCGCCGACCGCATGGCCTCGCTCGATGAGGTGCTGGCCGCGCTTTCCGCCGAGGCCCCCGTGGCCGTAACTCCCAGGACGACAGATATGGCCATGAACACAAGCAGCCCTCCCACTGCGCTTCCAGCGCCAGACCTCGAGCCCCACACGGCCGCCCTCGACGCCGCCAGAGCCGAGGGCGCCGCTCTCGAGCGCGCACGGATCACGCGCATCCTGCGCCATGAGGTGGCAACGGGCCGGGAGGCTCAGGCCATCGCCTTGGCTCTCGACACCGACATTGCCGCCGAGGCTGCCCTCAAGGTGCTTGCCGCAACGCCAATCGTCACCACGAGAGCCGCAGCCACCATCGCCGAACGAGCGGCAGCCGAGGCGGAACTGGGCGCGAGCGCGCATGCACCGACGGCCGCTGCTCAAGCGGCCGAGCGCGTGGCGCGCGGCTGGCAGTCGGCTGTTGCCAACGCCAATCAGCGCTTTGGCTGACCCTATCAAGGAGGGATCTCATTGACGGTATTGATCGAAAGCCGCCACCCCGGCGAATTCCTGTTGAGCGAGCCCAATGGCCAGCGCTCACGCGAGCAGATTACGATCGCTGCCGGATCAGGCGTCATTGCACCCGGCGCCGTGCTGGGCCGCTACGCGTCCGGCACCAACATCGGAAAATACGCGTTGGCCCCGGCAACAGCCGCCGATCCCGATGTCGGCCACCACGTTGCCATCGCCGTCGCGCTCTACGGCTGTGACACCACCACCTCGGATCGGTCGATCGCGGCGATCCATCGCGATGCTGAGGTCAGTCGCCACGGCCTGTCTTACGCGTCCAGCGTTGACGATGCCGCCAAACGGTCCGCCAAGGCCGCGCAACTCGCCGCCGTCGGCATCATCGTGCGCTGACCGGCGCAGCTCCCTAGGATCTCTCCCATGTCCATTCTGAACATTTTCACGCAGGACGCCTTCAGCGTCATGCGCCTCACCGACGCGCTGCGTGAGATCAAGTACACGCCCTCCCGCATCGGGCAGATGGGGCTCTTCCAAACGTCCAGCATCGATACGCTCGACATCGCCATCGAGAAAGACAAGGCGCAGAACCAGATGATCGTCGCGGCCTCCGCCCGTGGCGGGCCAGGCCAGACCTTCGGCAAGACCAAGCGCGCCGTTCGCATGCTGAAGGTGCCGCATTTTCAGGTCGATGATGCGATCTATGCCGACGAGGTCCAGCAGGTGCGGGCCTTCGGGCAAGAGGTGGCCGTCGAGCGGCTGCAGCAGAAGATCGCGGACCGGGCGGCCGAAGCCAGCCAGTTCTTCGCGCTGACGGAGGAATACCACCGGCTCAACATCCTCAAGACCGGACAACTGCTCGATGCCGACGGCACGGTTCTGTTCGACTACTTCTCTGAATTCGGGGAGAGCCAGCCCGCCATCGTCGACTTCGACCTCGACAATGCCAATCCCGGCGAGGGTACGCTCCGAAAGAAGTGCGCCGGCGTCATCCGGCAGATGGCCGCCATTCTCGATGGCCTGCCCTACACCGGGATCATGGCCCTGTGCGGGGATGCTTTCTTCGATGACCTCATCGCGCATCGTGAAGTCCGCGAGACCTACAAGGGCTATGCGGACGCGGCCTCCTTGCGCAATGCCTACGTCAATGCCGGGACATCCGGCATCTATGGTGCGTTCGAGTTCGGCGGCATTACCTGGGCCAACTATCGGGGCGGCCAGAATGTCGGGATCGAGACGGACAAGAGCCATCTGTTCCCGATCGGCGTGCCTGGCCTGTTCCGCACGGTCTACGCGCCCGCCGATTACATCGAGACGGTCAACACGCAAGGCCAGCGGCTCTACGGCAAGCAGTGGGAGATGCAGAACGGCAAGGGCGTGAACCTGGAGTTCCAGATGAACGCGCTGCAGTACTGCACGCGCCCGCGCGTTTTGATCCCCGGCAAGCGCACGTAAGGGATCGCTGAATGACCTCGCCGTTCGATGATCTCGATGCCGCGATGACGGCGGCGATCAATACAGGGTACGGCGAGTTGGCCATTCTGCAGCCACGTGCTCGGCAGCAGTATGTCGAGCGCGTGGCCGACAGCGATCGCAATGCCGTCAAGGTCTGGGGCGTGTTCTCGTCCGGGCCCTTCGAGCAGCCGATCAAAGGCCAGCTCGTCGGCAATGAAAACCAGGGCGCGATGCGCTTCGCTGGCGCCAAGGCCGAGTTCTGGGTTGGAACTGCGCAGGTCGCCGAGATGGGCTTCGAACCGTCGGCGGGTGATCTGCTTGAACTTCCCGGCCGGCCTTCCGAGCCAGCCTATGCCGTCTCGTTCGTGCAGCGCACCGACCGCGGCGATCTCAATCTCATTCTGACGCGAGAGGACTGGCACGCATGAGCCTTGCTCGCCTCGCCATGCGGGTCGCAGCGGCCCGCGCGATCCGGGGCGCCACGCTTGCCGAGGATCGCGTCTACGACAGCGCGATCGATCCGATCGACCATGCGGTTCTCGAAACCCGGCAGCCCTTCGTCGTGGTCTCGACAGAGGACCACGACGTCACCGTCACGGGCCGCGATCTGGTCTACGGCGACCATGAGTGCAAACTCATGATCGAGACCGCGGTCGCCTCGCGCGTCGAGATCGACGGTGAAGATGGTCTGACCATCCCGCACACGGACGAGGGCATGGAAATCGTGCTCGACATCCTGGAGCACCAGATCATCGCGTCGCTGACGCGCGAACGCACGGCCTGGTCGCGCGTGTTCATGCGCCTGGTCCCGACGATCAAGTCGCGGCAATCGCGCCGCGGTGCTTCCTCCGAAGGCGGCGTTCGGTTCGCAGCGCGCCAGATCGCGCTCACCTGCGATCTGGTCGAGGCGCCTGTCGCAGGCGCCGCGATCCCGGCTGAAGGCACATGGGCCGACGTCATGGCGGTGATGTCGGACGATGATGACCTGGCGCCGATCGCGCAGCTTTTGCGGACCATCATCGAGGGTGACGAGATCGCCGAATGGCGGCGCGCGGCCAACATCCTCGGCATTCACGCGTCGACGGCTGACGCGCTCGGCATCGGGCCTCGCCTCGATGGGGATCACTCGAACGACGATATCGAGGACGCTCTCGATGCCGGGACACTCGTCGACATAGAGATCGAGCAGACAGGTCAACCCGATGGCAATTCTTGAGCTGGTCGAGCTGGCTTCTCGCGTCGCTGAAATCGAGCGGCGCTTCTCCGGCCTGATGCGGCCCGGCACGGTCGAAGAAGTCGATCCGGCCAAACAGGTCATGCGGCTGAACTTCGGCGAAGGCGAGGACGGCAAGCCGTTCCTGTCGCCATGGATCCCCTACGCGCAGATCGCCGGCGCTCTCAAGGTTCACACGCCACCGTCCAAAGGCCAGCAGTTCACCTTGCTGTCGCCGACCGGCGACTGGCAGCAGGCTGTCGGCCTGCCTCTGACCTGGTCCAACCAGAACAAGTCGCCGTCCGAGAAGGGCGACGAGCACGTGCTGACGTTTGGCGAGGTGAAGGGCACGATCAAAGAGAAACTGTTCGAGACGAAGGTCGGCGACACGACGGTCGAGCAAACTGACAGCAAGGTCACCATCAAAGTTGGCGACGTCACCGTCGAGGTCTCGGCCAGCGGTGTCTCGATCAAGGGCGGCAGGGTCGAGCACGACGAGAAGAACATCGGCTCCAGCCATCGCCATGAGGATGTCGAGCCTGGTGCTGCTTTGACCGGCGTCCCGACCAGTTGAATGTTCGCCGAGAACTGATTGTCACGAAGCGTCGATATGATAGGGACGAACGAGACTTTCCGCTGGGATGCGCCACTGGCTGCTGATCTTGAACACCATGTCCATCGTCAGTGCGCGCTTACGATTGAGGATCTCGGAGGCTCGGGAAGCCGAGCCCAGCAATTCCGCGAGGTCGGACTGCTTCAAGCCAGCGACTTCCATCTTGTAGCGAATGGCCTCGATCGGATCTGCCGGCTCAATCGGCCAATGCTTGGCTTCATAGGCCTCGATCAAGGCTGCAAGCACGTCGAAGCGGTCCGCAGCGGGAGTACCGGGTTCCGGTTCCTTCAGGAAATACTTCTCGATCTCGGCTAAGGCCCAGTCATAGTCCGCCTCGGTGCGGATCGCGCGAATGTTCTTCATCAGACGGTCTCCGGGTTGATGCGGTTGTACTCTGCGTGAGTGCCGACGAACTTGATGAGCACCCGTTTGAACCGATAGGCGACGTGAACGATCAATCGGTACTTGTTGCCGCCGATATCGAAAATCACCCGGTTGTCGCTGACAAAGTCGACGGTCGTACCAAACCCATCCTTGATGTCCTGAGGACCCGACCAGTCGGCTTTGTCGACGAGCGCATACCAAGCCTTGAGCGGAGCCTCGGCCTGGTTGTGGGTTGTCCAGAATTCCCGAAGGACGCGCTTGGCGATGATCTGCATGGGCCCGTCTATGCCCACAAGAAAAACTCACGTCAATAAAAATTTCCCAAAATGGGAATGGGAGCACCTATGCCTCTTTATAGCATCACGGAACAAGCCGGCAGGTTCGTCGCTGGCCACACCAACACAGGCGTTGGCACGACGATCGAACTGACGGAGCGCGCGGCCGCACATGAACTGCGGCTTGGAACGCTGGTCCCTGCGTCCGCCCCCAAGCAGGTCGAGCCGGAAACGCCGCAAGCCGAGGCGCCCGCGGCCGAGGCGCAGGCTGAAGGACAGCCCCAGGACGATGTGCCGGCGAAGCCGTCGCGCAAGAAGGTCAGCTCCCTCCGACCCATGAGCGTCGATCTCACCGATCCATCGGTCGGCTTCGACGCCGAGACC